GAAGCAAAGCAAATATCAAATTTATTTAAATAAAAACAGGAGGTGAGTTAAATGGCTGATGATTTAAAAAGAGTTGGACTTGTATTTAAAGCAGATGGAACGGTTGATTTTAAAAAATCTCTGATGGGTGTGACAAATGCGGTAAAAGAGAATGAGGCAGAATTTAAAAAGTTAAATCTGCGTGGAATGATTCGACTTCATCGATGGACAAGCTGAAAGACAGGCAAAAGTATTTGTCAGAACAGACGGATACATATTCTGAAAAAGTAAAAAAGCTTGAAGCAATATTAAAAGAGCAAACCAGCACACAGAATGTTAGTGCATCTGCTATATCAAAGACAAAAGTTGAATTAGCAGAAGCGACTTCAAAGATGAACTACTACAAATCTGGACTTGAAGAAGTCAATAAGGATTTGAAGAATCATACGACTCAGCTAAAAGAAGCTGCAGAAAAGACAAAAGAATTTGGAGATCATGTCACAAATCTAGGCAAAAAAGTTTCAATCGCATCGGCAGCAGTTGGAGCATTAGCTGGAGCGTCGGTAAAAGCGTGGGGCGAAGTCGATGAAGGAATGGATATCGTCACAAAAAAGACTGGAGCGACAGGCAAAGCCCTTGAAGGAATGCAGACTATAGCAAAAAATATAGCAAAAGAGATTCCTACAGACTTCAAGACTGCAGGTGAGGCAGTTGGCGAAGTTAACACAAGATTTGGCTTGCAAGGTGACGAACTTCAAAAGTTATCAGAGCAGTACATAAAGTTTGCTGATTTAAATGACACAGATGTTAGTTCTGCTATTGATTCAACTCAAGCGGCTATGGCTGCGTTTAATATTGATGCTGAAAATGCAGCAAATTTTCTTGATACATTAAATAAAGCAGGTCAGGACACAGGAAAGTCAGTCACAGACTTAGCAAGCGAATTAACTTCAAATGCAAATGCACTGCAAGAACTTGGACTTAATGCAAGTGATTCTATCACTTTTTTGTCACAGTTAAATAAAGCCGGTGTAGATGCAAGCACAGCCATCGCAGGATTAAAGAAAGCCTATGCAAATTCAGCAAAAAGTGGGGAAGATATGAACACTACTCTCACTGATTTACAGAATAAGCTGAGAGACCACTCCACACAAGCAGAGGCTACGCAAGAGGCTATAGAGTTATTTGGAGCAAAAAGTGGAGCAAGCATAGCAAAGTATGTCGCAGATGGCAAGTTAAACTTTACGGATTTCAGCACATCTTTGGATGAAAATTCAAATAACATTTCACAAACTTTTGAAGAAACTTTAGACCCTCTCGACAAGACGAAGATGGTGACTAATGAACTCAAAGAACTGGGTTCTGAAATAATAGAAGATGTAGGTCCTCAGCTAACAGAAATTTTGAAAGATATAAAAAATGCAGTATCAGATTTAAAAGAAAAATGGGACAGCATGTCTGATGATCAGAAAGACACAGTCATCACTATTGCAGAAATCATACTTGTAGCAGGACCTCTTCTGCTGATAATAGGGCAGATAGCAGGGGCTATATCGAGCATTATAACTTTTTGTTCGACATTAATTCCAATCATTTCGACCATAATCGCGGTCATAGGTGGACCAGTTCTATTGGCCATCGGAGCAGTAATCGCTGCCATAGTCGCAATTTGGGTGAACTTCGATAGTATCAAGCAGCTACTTGTGTGGGCTTGGGATGACTTGAAGTCAGTCTGGGACAATACCATTGGAGCACTTAAGCAGCAGTGGGACTGGCTCTGCGACGACATAGGAACATTTATCGATGACTTTAAGCAGGATTGGGATGATGCTTGCGACAATCTAGGCCGAATTTGGGATGACTTTGTCGATGGAATCGAAGAGGCTTGGAAAGATTTTAAAAAATTCTTTTCAGATATCGGCGACGATATCGGAGAAATTTGGGATTCAATCTGTGACTTCATAAAGGTTCCGCATTTTTCGATTGAAGGCGAATTTTCACTTTCAAAAATGACAGTTCCACATCTCGCAGTCGATTGGTATGCGAATGGTGGTATCTTAAATAGCCCAACGATTTTTGGCTCAAATGGTGGGAACTTGATGGGTGGTGGAGAAGCAGGACCAGAAGCGGTACTGCCAATATCAAACTTACTTGACTATATGCGAACATCAAATGCAGAAAGTAATGAACAGTTAATCGCAGTTCTCCCAGAAGTGATGGCAAATGCTTTTGCGACTGCTATGGAAAAAGTAGGACTTACAGTCCCAGTCTATTTAGGGAATAAGCAGATTGCAGAAGCTACTACTCAGATGGTAGTTAAAGAATTAAACAGAGACAATTCAAATAACTTTAGATTCCAGGGGGTGCAGTAAATGACAGAATTAATATTTAATGACGTATCAAATATTGATATTGGAATTTTATTAAAGAATGAAAAAATAGATATTCCTGCTCCTGAGAGAGACATTTCAGAAATCACGATACCCGGGAGAGATGGAGTTTTACACAAAGATAATAAAAGATATAATCCAATATCATTTGATGTAGGCTTTAACTTTAAAGATTTAGAGAACACAGAAGAAGTATTCAGAAAAGTAAAAAAATGGCTGAGAGGAAGTGGGGAACTCTCTCTAAGTTATGATATTGATTATTTTTACAAAGTCACTAACATCAAACTAAATAGCTATAAGCATACGCACACAAGAGTAGCAGAGTTCTCAGCGACTTTTACAGCTGAGCCATTTCAATATTTAAAAGTAGGAAAGGCTCCAATTCTGAACCCTAACGAACTTTATAATTCTGGCTATGAATCAAAGCCAATTTACAAACTCACAGGTGAGGGACTATGTGGATTAATCGTAAATGGAAATTCTATCAAAGTGAATGTAGGACAGAATGTCATTATAGACACAGAAAGGCTTCTTTGCTACAAGCAGAATGGCCAGAATGTCAATACTAGTGTGACAGGAGATATAAGTAAGCTGACTTTGAAAGAAGGAAGTAATTCAATTTATTGGAAAAAGGACTTTGAATTAGAAGTGATACCAAATTGGAGGTGCATCTAAATGATACAGCTTTATAAAAGGACAAACACAGACTTTGCAAGCAATGGGGACTTCATACTGTCCCCAGAATCTTGCGATTTAACACTTAAACTTAATTCCACTTGGGAATTGAAGTTGATTTTAAACAAAAACAATGAAAATATCGATGCATTTAATTCAGTAAAAGAGGAAGCTGTGCTGATGATACAAGATCCTTGGCATTCTGGCCAGCTTTATAGAATTTATAAAGCTGAAAAAACAATGTTTGACGTAACTGCATACGCATATCCAATCTTTTTAGATGCAGCAAATGACACTTTTTTAGCAGATGTACGTCCGACTGCCCACGACGGACAAAAAGCTTTGGATATAATACTAAGTGGAACTAAATATACTGGCAAATCAAATATTACAAAAACAAACACAGCATATTATCAAAAGACAAATGTAATTAATGCATTAATGTCAAATGATGATAACTCTTTTTTGAAATAGGTGGGGCGGAGAGATTCTTTATAATAACTTTGAAATCACAATCAACGATTCGATTGGAAAAGATAGAGGATACAAGGTTATGTTTGGCAAAAATCTGCAAAGCATTGAAGAAGAGATAGACACTTCATCAGTAGTCACAAGAATAAGACCAGAGGGGTACAATGGCTATCATTTGGATAACTGGGACTATTTAGATAGTCAGTACATAAACAAATATGCAGTGATTCACGATAAAGTCATATCCTATTCAGATGTTAAATTAAAAGCCGATGCTGGAACAGATGATGAAGAATCTATAGTTTGTGACACAATCGCAGATTACAAGAATGAACTAAAAAAGAAATGTAGAGCAGAATTTGCAAATGGAATCGACAAGCCAAAAGTGACTTACACTATTAACTTCGTAGAACTTTCACAAACAGAAGAATACAAAGACTATCAAATGCTTGAAAGAGTGTATTTAGGCGATACGGTCACTACTACAAATGAAGAAATCGACATAGATGTACAAGCAAAAGTCGTAGAGGCTACTTGGGACTGCATTAATCTGACATATAAGTCTATGAAGCTTGGCTCTTATCAGGATAATTACATCACGAACATGTCATCAGTAGTTCAGAGTTTGCTAAATTCATTTGACAAAAATGGAAATTTGAAAGGCACATCTATCAGCGGAGTTATTGATTTAATGAAATCCAAATTGAAAGCCAGTCACGAGATAGCTAAAAAGCAAGAAGAAAGAGCGATATTATTTGAAGATAAAGACCCAGATAGTCCAACTTTTGGTGCTATGGCACTTGGAACGACAGGCTTTATGATTGCATCAAGTATGGATGCGACAGGGGACTGGGACTTTCGAACTTTTGGAACGGGTGAAGGATTCCTTGCAGACTGCATCATAGCTGGAGTACTTTATTCACAGAACTTTACACTAGATCACACAAAAGAGGGAATGAAGATTCCAAGTCAGGGAATGCTATTTGATTTAAACGAAGGCTATATAGCAGCAAAGAACTTTTTACTTGCAAAAGATGGAACTTTGACTGCAACTAATGCTGACATTAAAGGCAAAAATAACTTCACACGATGGAGTGATTGGTGACTGGAAGATAGGAAGTAACTATTTGTCATCTGAATTTGAAGATGAAAAAAATGGAATGATTTACAGAATATACTTGCAGCCGTATCAGTATGGTTCCAAGCTAGATACGTGGGTCATCAGTTCACAGTATCAGAAAAAAGGAGAATCGGATTCATACAGCTACTTTAGAATACTAGCAAATGGAGATGCTTTTTTTAAAAATTTAACCGCTTTCGAAAAAATCACTTGCAAAGACTTAGAAGTGAACGGAAGTATGAAGATTCCAGCTGGAACTACGATACCAGGCACTGTATCATTTGAAGACATTGATGTGTCCGGAAAAGTTAAGTGTAAAACCTTGGAGGTAGAGGATGTATCAGCCGCAAATGTTTATGTGAGCAATGCTTTCACAGGATCTATACTTGTAAATGAACAAAGGTTAGAATTTAAAAATGGTATAGCAATTAAATTAACATAAATTGAAAGGAGAAAAAAATGCAGATTAAATTAAATGTATCAGAACATCTCCTCACACTTGCAGGCACTTCAATGCTTGCAGGTGGAAGTGAGAATGTAGACACTATCAAAGTCACATTTGATTCGACATGGAATGGATTTGGAAAGCTGGCGGTTTTTAACACAGAAAAGACAGA